TACCAGAATCAAACGTAACAGTTAACTTATTTAGATCTTCTATTGTTTTGGCAACCGCTTCTGTAGCTTCGTTAAGCGCAGAAGATCTAACTAATATAGCTGATGGAGTTTGGACTAAATCTTCTGCAGGATCTGTTACTGGATCCTATGGTAGATTAGTTAATAATATTGATAGTGATCTATCGATTGTGAAAACAGAAATAGATAAGACCTTGAAGAAAGGTGAATATCTTGCATTTCAAAAATAAGGAGTAAATTATGAGCGAAGTTGATAACAATCCAGAAATTGAAGAAGTTGATATGGGTGAGACCGGCGAAATTGCTACTTTAGTTCCCGGAGATGACGTAGATGCTGCTTCAACAAGCATTGGTGATTTTATTGATGCTATTCAAGCAAAAAAATATACCGACGCTGAGAATCAATTCAAAGATTTAGTAGGAGATCGTCTGCAAGATGCGTTAGATCAAGCTCGCGTAAAGATTGCGAGTCAAATTTATAATGATCAGGAAGTAGAAGAACCTGCTGAAGTAGAAGAACCCGTTGAAGTCGAGCTTGAAGACGAAGAAGAAACGGTTGAAAATTAATTTTTTATAAATAATTTGATGAAAACGTTTACGCAAATACGTGAAGAAAAAAAGATGCCTTCTGGTGATCATGTATCATCTAAGAAAATTAATAAGCATCAAGTTATGATTCACAAAGATAAAAAAGGTTTCACCGTATATATTGACGGTGACAAATTAGACACCTATCGTTCTCAAAAAGAAGCTGAGAAGATGGGTGCCACATTTGCAAAGGAAATGTAAATGAAACTTATTGCAGAGTATATCGATCAACAAATCGAAACGACGATTACCGAAGCTGCAGATGGCAAAGGTAAATCTTTTGTCATCGAAGGTGTATTTGCTCAAGCGGAACAAAAGAATAGAAACGGACGTATCTACCCTAAAGCTATTATGGAAAAGGCTGTAGGTAAATACATTACGGAACAGGTTAATCAAAAAAGATCGGTAGGTGAGTTGAATCACCCCGAAGGTCCTACGGTTAATCTAGACAAAGTTTCTCACCTTATCACTGCTCTTGAATGGAAGGGTAATGATGTGGTAGGAAAGGCACAAATTTTGGATACTCCTATGGGGCAGATCGTTAAGGGTCTACTTGAAGGTGGTGTTCAACTAGGTGTGTCAACTCGTGGTATGGGTAGTCTTGAGGAACGTGGCGGTACGATGTATGTTAGAGATGATTTTCTTCTTAACACCATCGACATTGTTCAAGACCCATCAGCCCCCGGTGCGTTTGTTAACGGCATCATGGAAGGCGTAGATTGGGTTTGGAACAATGGTGTCATTCAACCTCAAGCAATTGAACAGATGGAGACTGAAATTAAAACCGCTCCGAAAAAGCATCTTTACGAGACGCAGGTTCGTGAGTTTAAAAATTTCCTCTCTTTGCTCAAATCAAATTATAAGGAGTAAAACATGTCAGAAGATATGAATGTTGAACTTCACGATGAGGAAAGCCAAGTCGAGGAAGGTCACGACATGAAGAATGCTGAAGCACAATCAGTTGCTTCTGTCTCGAAAGCCGAAGATGGTGTAAAAAAAGCTCCCAAGCGTAAAGGCGACAAAACTAATCAAGAGCCTTCACACTTGAAGTCTAAAGCAGCTATGGTTAACGCAGGCTACAAAGCTTTGTCCGGTATGGCTAAGGAAGATCTTGCTGATCTTTTGGACGCTCTGGGCGTAGAAGAAATCTCTGAGGAAGAAGAAGTTGAAGTTTCTGAAGCTTCTTATGACTTCTCAGAAGATCTCAATGCTTTGGTAGAAAGCGAAGCCACTTTGTCAGATGAGTTTAAAGCGAAAACTGCAATCATTTTCGAAACTGCTATTAAGTCCAAAGTCTCTGCTGTTGTAGAGCAATTGGAAGATGAATATCAATCTCGCCTTGAGGAAGAGTTGTCAGCAACTCGCGAAGACCTCATTGAGAAGGTTGATTCATACCTCAACTACGTAGTTGAACAGTGGATGGAAGAGAACCAACTCGCTGTGGAGCAAGGTCTCCGCACTGAGATCGCTGAAGGTTTCATGAACCAGTTGAAAGACTTGTTCGTTGAATCTTACATCGATGTTCCTGAGTCTAAGGTTGACTTAGTTGATGAACTCGCATCTACGGTTGAAGAACTCGAAGAAAAACTCAACGAGCAGACCGAAGGTGTTATGGAAATGTCTAAGAAGTTGGAGTCATACCAGCGCGAAGCTATCATTCGTGAATCTTCACGCGATTTGGCCGAAACTGAAGTAGAAAAGCTCAATTCACTCGTAGAATCTCTTGATTTCGAAGACGAAGAAACTTTCGCTAACAAAGTAAAGACCGTTAAAGAGTCATATTTTAAGAAAGAAGTTTCTCAAGAAATCGTAGAAGAAGCAACGGATGATTGGACTGATGAAGAAGCAGAATTTTCTTCTGCAATGTCATCATACCTTAACGCTATTAAGCAAACTAACAAGAAATAAATTAGGAGAATCTCATGCAATCTTACGATAGACTTATTGAGAAATGGTCTCCTGTACTCAACGAATCTGCTGCCGGTGAGATCCAAGATCATCATCGTCGCGCAGTAACTGCTGCTGTACTTGAGAACCAAGAAATCGCTTTCCGTGAAAGCGCTGCAATTAACGAAGTAGCTGCTAACGCAGCTGGCGACGGTGTTTCTACCCAGAATGGTGGTACCGGCGCTGTCTCTAACTGGAACCCTGTTCTGATCGCACTTGTACGTCGCGCTATGCCTAACCTCATGGCTTATGACGTTTGTGGTGTTCAGCCGATGTCTGGTCCTACTGGCCTGATTTTCGCAATGCGTTCTAAGTACAAGACCACTCTTGCAAGTGGCTTTCCTACTGCTGATCAAGAAGCATTGTTCAACGAAGCAATCACTGCTTACTCTGGCGACTCTACCGCTGGAGGCGTAAGCACTGATCCTGCTCTTGACGGTCCTTCAGGTCTTGCTCGAACCGCCGACACTGACAATGACTCAAGCATCATTGACTCTGCTGGTTCTGTTGCAGAAGGCAACACTACTGGCGCTAACCTCCCCGTAATTGGGGGCGGTATGTCAACTGCTACTGCTGAATCACTTGGCACGTTTAGTGGTGCTGGCCCTGATTTCGCTGAAATGGGTTTCACCATTGAGAAAGCTACGGTTACTGCTCAGAGCCGTGCTTTGAAAGCAGAATACACGCTTGAACTCGCACAAGACCTCAAGGCTATTCACGGTCTTGACGCTGAGACAGAGCTTGCTAACATTCTGTCTACGGAAATTCTTGCGGAAATTAACCGTGAAGTTATTCGTACGATCAATGCTCAAGCTAAGATCGGATGCCGTCAAGCTGGTCTTCAGACCTTGGGTATTTTTGACTTGGCTACGGACGCTGATGGCCGTTGGTCAGTTGAAAAGTTCAAGGGTATGCTCGTACAATTAGAGCGTGAAGCTAACGTAATCGCTAAAGAAACTCGTCGCGGTAAGGGTAACATCCTCATCTGTTCTTCAGATGTTGCTACTGCTCTTTCTGCTTCTGGTATGCTCGACTACGCTCCTGCTCTTTCTACTTCTCTGCAAGTAGATGACACGGGCAACACGTTTGCTGGTGTTCTTAATGGCCGTATGCGCGTTTACATCGACCCATATGCGGTTGGTGACTACGCTGTAGTTGGCTACAAGGGTAGCAACCCTTACGATTCTGGTGTGTTCTACTGCCCATACGTCCCTCTCCAAATGGTACGTGCGGTTGGTGAGAATGACTTCCAGCCTCGCATCGGGTTTAAGACTCGTTATGGCATGGTATCCAACCCTTATGTTGGTGATCTCGCTGCTAACGGTCTTGCTGCTGCTCGTCAGAACCAGTACTACCGTATCTTCCGCGTGGATAACATCCTCGCCTAAGAATAAGAAAAATAGTTATTATTTTTTGGGGCACTTCGGTGCCCCTTTTTTTACGTATAAATAATCATATGAACGATTACTGTCAAACAAATTTTTTACAGCCTTCCGGTTTTCGAGTAACCATCTCGAAAGACAGAACGCCGTACCTTGCGTTTATGGCTCAGTCCATACAACATCCTGCCATGGAAGTACCTCCGGTTGAGGTTCCTTTTCGACACGCACGTCAGGTTCCATTCACCGGCGAGTCCGTTGAGTTTGGTGTAGTTACTATGGAGGTTATTCTCGATGAGAATATGAATGTGTATGGAGAGATATACAATTGGCTTGAGAATGCCATTGAGACGCCACACAAGCTCACACAAGGCGTTTCATATAAAACTAACAGTTCTCAGTTGAGTGATTATCAAGACATCGGTGTGCAGATTTTAAATAGCGCTAATAATAAAACAAGGTCGTTTGCATATCGAAACGCTTTTCCTGTAACGCTGGGTGATATAAGTTTAGCCGCCACTAATGAAGAAACTTTTATTACCTGCCCCATTTCATTTAGGTTTGACTACTTTGAATTTTTATGATATAATGTGACGTATTTTAATTTATTTTTTTATTATGAATCTAGAAGATATTCTTAAAGAATGGCAACAAGATTGCCGCATAGACCCTACTAACATTGACGAAGCTTCTCGTTTAACTCCAGAGTTACACGCAAAATATTTGTCTATGTTATCACAATCAAAGTTAAAACTCAAGCAAGCAGAGTTTAAACAGAAAGAACTCATGAAACTTAAGTGGTTGTGGTACAACGGGAAAATGTCACAAGAAGAAATTGAAGAGTTAGGTTGGGATCCCGATCCGTTTGATGGTTTGAAAATATTAAAGGGTGAGATGGAACACTATATTGAGGCAGACCCTGAGTTAGTTCAAAGCGAAGCTAAAATCCAGCTTATTAAAACGACTATAGATACTCTTAAAGAAATCGTCGAAAATATAAAGTGGAGGCATCAAACTATTAGCAACATTATACGTTGGAAGCAGTTTGAAGCAGGATTTTAATGAATGAAATAACGCTCAAAATGAAAGATCATTCTTTTCTTCGGTTGCTCGAATGTGAAAATCACATCGCAACTGAATTGAGCGAACACTTTACTTTTGAAGTTCCTGGCGCTAAGTATATGCCAGCCGTTAAAAACAGAGTTTGGGACGGCAAAATTCGTATGCTCAATCGTACGAACGGCGAGATTAACGTCGGTCTCTTTCCAGAAATTAATCGGTTTGCCCTGTCCAAAGGGTATCGTGTTGTAGTTGAAGATGGACATTTTGGTTTGCCGTTTGAGCAGAACAAAATTGAACACATCAAAACACTCGACTGGATTAAAACGTTAAACCTTCCCTTTGAGATTCGCGATTATCAGTACGATGCTTTTTGTCACGCAGTGCAACACAAACGATGTGTGTTATTATCTCCAACTGGCAGTGGAAAGTCGCTTATAATCTACACGCTGATGCGTTGGTACTTAGAGAATCGCAAAGAAAAAATTCTTTTAATTGTTCCCACAACCTCTCTTGTCGAGCAGATGTATAAAGACTTTCAAGAATATGGTTTTGATGTTGAAACTAATTGCCATCGAATATACAGCGGAAAAGATAAAGACTCCGACAAACCAGTGATCATCACCACGTGGCAATCCATATACAAACTTGGTCCTAAATGGTTTGAAAAGTTTGGATGCATTTTTGGTGATGAGGTTCATGGATTTAAATCTAAATCTTTATCTTCTATTATGAACAAGTCGATTTATGCAGAGTATCGTTTCGGAACTACGGGAACTCTAGACGGAACACAAGTAAATAAAATGGTGTTGGAGGGTTTGTTTGGTCCAGTGCATCGAGTAACAACGACGGCTAAGCTGCAAGAAAAAGCAGAATTAGCTAAGCTAAATATAGACATCATCCAATTAAAATACGATGAGGAAACTTGTGCTCAGTTATCTAACATTCATTATCAAGGAGAAATTGATTTCCTTGTGGGACACGCTCCCCGGAACCGTTTCATTCGTAATTTGTCTTGCAGTCTTGATGGCAATACACTTGTTCTTTTTAACTTAGTAGAAAAACATGGAAAAGTTTTGCGTGATTTAATTGAGGAAAAAATTGAAAATGGACGAAGACTCTTTTACGTGTCAGGAGAAACAAAAACTACAGACAGAGAAGCTATCAGAAAAATTGTGGAACAACAGTCTAATGCTATTGTCCTTGCTTCTCTTGGTACTTTTTCCACTGGGATTAACATTCGTAATATCCACAATATCGTCTTCGCATCCCCTAGTAAATCCCAAATACGAGTACTCCAATCAATCGGACGTGGGTTGCGCCTATCGGATGATGGTCGCACAACAAAATTATACGACATCGCAGATGACTTGCGATACAAAGGGAAACCAAACTTCACCCTAAAACATAGCGCCGAGAGAATTAAAATTTATGAGTCCGAACATTTTCAATTTAAAATATCGGCAATAGACATATGAGAGTTTTAGCTTCTTGCGACTCTAAATATTTTTTGGCTTTCGGTAGAACGTTTTATACTTCTGCTAAAATGAATGGTTATTCTCCTATAATTAATGTAATTAACCCTACGGAGGAGGCCAAACAATTAGCGAATGGAATAAAAAATATTTTTTTTACCGAAGAAAAAAATACTAGATATGAATTTTATGCTTCACATAGATTTATTATAGCTCCAAAATACATTAAGAATGGTTTATTGATTGTAGATATAGATTCAATTTTTGTAAATTCGATGCAAGAAGATTTTATAGATTACCCCGTTGGTATTTTTAAAAGAACTGGCGGAGTGCCAGCTGCAGGGCTTGTCTGGTTTAATGGGTCCGAAAATTCTTTATCGTTTGCTAAACGGTTATCGAACAGTTTAAAAACTAAACTAAAAAATCCGCAAGAGTGGGGCATAGATCAAACTATTTTGAATAGAGTGTTTCAAGAATACAGAAATGAAATTGAAATATATTCTTTCGATGAGAAACATTTTGATCCGTTTAAGTTTAGTTCTTTGGACACACCTATATGGTCTGGAAAAGGTAAAAGAAAATATATCGATAAAAAATATTTAAATTTATTTAACGAAATTAAAAATAACGCAGAGGAGTTGTTTGGACCTATAACAAAAACGGAAGAAGACAGCATTGAAGCGACTAAGGATGCTATTAATTGGCATTCACCAAACGCATGGTTGCCTAGGCATATGGTAAAAAAATGAATTTAGTTTATCAATATTACATTACTGATGAACCTTATCCTTTGTCACTAGAATATTCCTGTCAGTTTGCTGCCGAATACGCAGAAAAAAATGAAGCCGAATATTTATTTCAAGAAAAATCTTTTTTGCCTGATGAGACTGAAAAATATTGGAAAGATGGATTAGTCTATCATGATATTTGTCGGCTTTGGAAAGATCCTTTATTTGATAACTATGATTATATTTTATATCTTGATTGTGATGTTATCGCTTTACCCAACGCCTCTAATATTTTTAATTTAAATCCAAAACATGTTGCTGGTTGGACAGAAAGAAAACCTAAAAATTCAATCATAACAGGTTTTCATCCATTTGGGTCTGATCATTATAGAGATATTAAAAAATCTTTTGCTGAGTTTAATGCTCCGTTAATTCAGTCTAAATATAAAGAAGTGTCTACTAGAATATTAAATAGTGGCGTGTTGCTTTGGAGTAAAGAAGCTAGATTAATAGCAAGAGAAAAATTTGAAAATTGGAAAAAATGGTATGATCGTCCAGAGTATGAATTTTGGGTAGTTCTAGATCAAATATACCTTAGCGCAATGTTCAATAAATATGAATTGGATGTTATGGAACTAGATGATGAATGGAACATAACTCCTTCGTTTTTTGAAACTGGCATTGCTCCGGAATATTCTAATTTTTTACACTTTAGTAAACCAGACAATGAAGATTTAGTTCGTTACGTTAAAAAAAATGTTTTAAAAGGTAAAAAATGATGGAACCTAACAAAGACATAATACAGTTCAAATTATCTTCTGGTGCCGAAATAGTTTGTGAAGTATTAGAATGGAACGATCAAGAAGATCCTAGTAGTGTTTTGATTGTAAAAAATGCTATGGCAATTATATATTGGGATCATTCTAACGGTGAAAGATCATATGTTTTTAGACCTTGGATTTCTTTTCCGGACGAAAAAACTGATTTTGTTATTTTAAATCCGGATCACATTTGTTCCATGAATAGACCTGGAAATTACCTTTCTCAACAATACCATGGTACTGTTGAAGAAGTCTTAGAAAACAATCGAAGAAGAGATGAAACATTAAAAGAAGAACATATAGAAAGTTTAAAAAAGTTTCATAAAATTTTGAAAGGTATAGCTGGAATTGATAATGAAGAAAAGGAAACCCCAAAAAAATCAAACGTAATTCAATTTCCAGACCCAGACAAAATTCATTAATACTATTTCCCCTTACGCGTTAAGCTTTATTTTATAGAAAAGTTTTACTCTTGTCAACCTTGACAGGAGTTTAAATTTCAGTATAATATTTTTTATTTTATGGTGTACATTATGTCCGAGATTGCAAAAGCAAAACCACACTACGTCAACAATGCCGACTTCTCATCTGCTGTTGTAGAATATGTTTCTAAAGCACAAACTGCTAAATCTAATAAAGAATCCAAACCCATGATTCCTAACTACATTGCTGAATGTTTCCTAAAAATTGCAGAAGGACTTTCGCATAAAGCAAACTTTGTACGCTACACATACAGAGAAGAAATGGTTATGGATGCTGTTGAAAATTGTTTAAAGGCGATTGAAAATTATAATCTTGAAGCTGCCACGAGAACAGGCAAACCAAATGCATTTGCATATTTCACACAGATCGCTTGGTATGCTTTCCTTAGACGTATCGAAAAAGAAAAGAAGCAGCAGGACATCAAGCTTAAGTATCTCAGCGAGTCTGGTATCGAATTACTCGTGGCTGAAGAGATCGACAACAATGAAGCGAGCCGAGAAACTCAAGCCTTCGTTGAAAGTTTGCGAGAACGTATTGACTTAGTCAAAGAAAATGATAGACTAATTAAAGAGTATTCAAAAACCGAAAGAAAAAAGCGTTCAAGAAATGCTGACTCTGATTTATCTAACTTTATGGAATAGCTTTGAAACTCTGGACTATTTGGAAATACGCGCTGGGTGGATTCTCAGACGATAAAACTGAACCTTACGATGACTATGTGGCATTGCTACGTACAGTAATCGTCGGTGTAAATTTTCTAACTTGTTTTTTTATTATGGCTAACGTGGTGCATAACTGGTGAACAAATGCAAATAGCAATACTAAATGATACCCATTGTGGTATACGGAACTCTTCTGATATTTTTATGGACTATCAGGAAAGATTTTATCGTGATGTTTTTTTTCCTTACTTAAAAGATAACGGTATAAAGAAAATCTTGCACCTTGGAGATTATTATGAAAACCGTACTTCGATTAATTTTAGAGCGCTTAATCATAATCGCAGAATATTTCTTGACGTTCTGCGGGATAATGATATTCATATGGATATTATTCCGGGTAATCATGATGTTTACTACAAAAACACTAACGACTTAAATTCTCGCAAAGAATTACTTGGACCCTATTTGTCTGAGGTTAGAATCATTGAGAAGCCAGAAGTGGTAGATTATGACG